GTGTAGTTATGTTCAAATATCCGTTTATCGTTATGAAAGCGTTGTCAAACTCCCCATAGATTAGAGGAGTAGCTGTATTTGAATTTGCTATCCATAGTTTATTATTATCTGCAGCGAGTTGTCCAACAGCAGCTTGATAGCCTATAACTACATTGGCTGTTCCGGTTGTTAAATCCTGACCGGCTTGATAACCTATACACACATTATTCCCACCTGTCGTAACATCAAGCATAGCCTGATGCCCAATTACAACATTATTGCTAAAGCTATTAGTTGAAACTCCTTTACAGGCTTCTGTACCGAGAACAACGTTACATGAGCCGGTTACATTCTCCATCATTACTTCATGTCCAACTCCGACATTGTAGTCTCCCGTAGTAAGGTCATAGCATGAATAGCTGCCTATTATGATGTTCTCCTGAGCAGTGCTTATTACATAGAGCGTTCGGTATCCTATGGCGATATTCCAGTCCTTCTCAAGATAGCTAGCGTCCCCTATCATACACTGATAGCCTATGGCGATATTGTAGGAACTCGTGCTTCCTTTCCTTTGACCTGCAAAGTATCCTATAGCTATGTTACAAGCTCCGTCATCGGAAGAACCAGCCCAATATCCGATGTAAACATTGTTAGAACCTGTACTTTGGTTCAGACCAGCAGCGACTCCGATGCACGTATTATTAGATGAGGAATTAAGATTCTGCCCCGCTTGAGTGCCAATGCAGGTATTACCACCGCCTGTAGTCATAGTCTTTCCTGCTTGATTACCAAAGCAAGTATTACCGCTTCCTGTTCCACCGCCAGCATAATATCCGACAGCAGTATTGGCACTTGAAGTAGTTACTGATATTCCAGCACCCATGCCAATTATCACATTATTTAAACCAGACGTAACAGATTGCCCAGCCGTAGAACCGATAAAAGTGTTGTTAATACCAGTAGTTAAGCCATAGCCTGACCGATAGCCTATACACGTATTCCCATCACTTTTATTGGCATCTACGCCTTTGCCTGATTCGCAGCCGATGAAGGTATTGTTACTACCATCTTCTAGGTAATATCCTGCCAAGTATCCTATACAGACATTACTTGAACCGCTAGTAACATCGTAGCCAGCACCATGTCCTATAGCAGTGTTTTTATGAGCCGTATAAACACCATCTACGCCATACAGGGCTCCTGCACCGATAGCAACGCAAAGATAGCTTGCTTGAGAATTTCGTCCTGCGCCTTGACCGATAAATGTATTCTCTTGTCCAGTAGTGTTCTCACTACCAGCTAAATATCCAATAAATACGTTCTCGTATCCTGTAGTTGTCGCAGTTCCAGCATATGAACCAATGAAGACATTGTCATCTCCTGTCAATGCTGCTGGAATAGAGTCAGAGAGAATATAATTGTCATTGGCTTCTACAGAGATAAACATGCTATTGATTGCCCCCGAAGTTGCTAGTGTAGCAATAGACAAAGCGTCCGTGAATTCAAGAGCATCTGGAGTAGCATTGACTACCACAACCTTACCACCTTCTCCTGCGTAGGCTCCTGGAGTATCAGTCAGGTCAAGGAAGGTTGAAGCGCCACCCCCAGAAGCATCCACGTAAGCCTTGATACTTTGCTGAGTAGCTACATGCTCGTCTGAGTCGGAATTTAAATCGTCTTCGTCAAGAACAGGGTAGTGTTCGTCAGCTTCATATCCAGCGAGCTCGTCATGCGTTCTCCATATCAAATTGCCACCGCCATCGGTTCCTAGAACTTCATTCTCCGGGCCGTCAGCAGTTGGTAAAACCCAAATTTGGTCTGCATCCAATCCAGGAGCTTCAAAGCCTACGTAGTTCCCATTATCATAGAATCGAAGCTCTTTCTGAGTTTGAAGGTAAATATCCTGATAAATAAGGATTCTGTCGTCCTGAAACTCCGCGACAGCAACCTCTCCTGCAGCACCAGCAGTAGCAGTGTTGGCTCTTATACGAACTGCACCATTGGCAGCTCTGTTACAAACCTGGATGCAATCGCTTCCTGTGTAGTAAAGCATCCACCTTTCGACTCCTCCCGAGTCTTTGTAGCCAATACCGCCTGTATCTCCTGTAAAAGCTATCCTTTGGTCGTCCACAGGAAGCTGAATAAGGCCGCCGGAAACTATTATGAGGCGAGTATTCTGTCCAGGAGTTCCTTCACAAATTTTAAAACTAAGGCTATCGTCATAATCGAAACCTAGGCTCCACTTAAGGTCACTATCTTCTCGAAGCTCGTAGTAAGCACTCGCCTCGTTAGTGTCAACTCTGATGAGGTGAACAACGCCTCCTGCGGTTGGGCCACAGATTATAGCCTGAGAAGTACAAGTGAGAGCACTTGTAGTAAGGGTCACATAACTCTCGGCTGCACAGGTAAGATACAAGGTATCGGTACTAAAGTCGTAACTAATCCCTCCAGCACATGGATTATAGTCATCATCAGCAAACCTAACGCCTGCAACGTTAGCAGTTCCACCTTGAAGCTGAAGGTAACAATTGTCTACGTTCTCCAGGAGCATAACAGTATCAGTAGGAATGCCTGCGTAGTCCGGACACTCAGCCAACCGAGCGTGGATTGTACAAACAGGAGCGCCAACACCTACACCGAGGAAATCGCTCGCATCGTCCCAGAAGAGTTTGGTAGGGTCTTCAGACAGATACCCATCCGCGTCGCCGAAAGGAACTGCCCCCTCGGTAAGGCCGATCATCCCCGGAGCGTAGTTAGTGAGAACGAGTATCTGAGTACCGTCCCAAAACTTAAAAAGAAGGTTCGCAGCGTCAAACCATGTACGCCCTTTTTCGTTTAGTCCCCAAGCAGTCGGGTCGGCGTCTCTGTGAGGAATTTCAATCCACCGTTCGAAGGTAGCAGGGCCAGAGAACTGGTTGAGGCCATTACCGTAGGCTTTGAAGCTCCCAAGAGTCTCTACATTGTGGTCGAAGACTCCGGGCTCGTCACGGCCTAGATATCGTTTTTCACGTGTCTGTGTTTCCGGCATTTCTCGCCTGTATATAGTCGGTTCCTGTAAGACCAAGGATTAGTATCCCAGCAATCCACGCCGACTTGTTAATTACAAGGGTTAGCAAGCTGACGTCCATGTTTAGGACGGGCTGTAGACAGGAACTAGCATAAGCCAACACCGCCCAAACAATAGCAGTTCCGACTCTACGCCCCCACCTCTTTTTACTGAATGTGGCCATAGCTCTTACCACACTTGAGGTTTACCACAGTAGCAGTGTAGCTAGCGTCCGCATTCTGGATGCTGCCGAGCTTCAGGGAACGGTAGCCGCGGACATCGAGCGGGTCGGACTGAACTATCTGACTGGCTCCAGACATCGCAATGACTAAGGTAGCCACTGCGACGGTGTCCCAAAGGCTGTCGTCTAGAGTTCCAAGGATGGTGAAGGTAACATTGCCAGAAGCACTGGCGTTACCTCCAGTAACCTTCCCCTGCAAGACGATGACGTCGACGTCTGTAACGTCAATCACTTGCGAGTCGAAGTCAGTACCCTCGGTTATAGTCGTCGCCTTAGCGATGCTTGCTATATCGGAAGCTATGAAATTACGTTGCGAATGGTTTTTACTCATTTTTTCCCTCTTCAACCTTAAACGCGTCTAGCTTCTTACACAAGGAAAACACGTCAGGAGTAACATTCTCCGCTTTGTCGAGCTCCTCAATGCGTTTCTTCAGGAACCGCATCTCGGTCTTTGTGAACTCGACCTGCTTTTCTTTCTCCTTCTCCGCGCTCCAAGACCAACGGCTGCCTCCTCCAGGACCAGCGGTACTTTTGAGCTCGAGGTGGTCCATCTCTTTCTGGGAGATTTTTACTTTCTCGGTTATGTCTTCTATCAGCTGCATTGCAATCATGTTCCCTTTCTGAGGAAATAGCGCGTTTAAGCTTAGACGCTCCTTTACGTCTAGTTTTACCCTGTACCCAGTAGGTACACTAACGTTTTTATCCTTAGGCATTCGAACCTCCTTTTAGAGAAAGGGGGAGAGCTTGCCTCCCCCTATTTCTTTTTTGCCTTCTTTGCCTTCGGTAGCTGGTAACCACAACTGACGCAGCGCCCAGCCGCGTCGAACTCGTTATTACCACACTTCGGACAGACAGTGTTCTTTGGCATGATTTTCCTCCTTACTTTACCTCGTCGACGTTGTGGGCACCAATAAAGTTCTTAGTAGAACCGGTGCCCTCTTTCACTTTCCTCTCGAGGTATTTCAGCTTGTCTAGTTGTTCGTCAGTTAGGGTAGGGCCCCACTCCTTTCGTAAGTTCTCTTCTTGCTCCGAGCGAGTCTTCCCTAGGAGAGTAGCCCCGGAAATGATAATGTTGGCCATCGACTATGCGATGATTCCAGCGTAATCGTAGCTACCAACCAGCCGCATCTCAGTTCCACCGAGGGTGAGGTTATTTGTAACGTGAACATCATCGTCTTCAAAGCCACACTGGAAAATGACTCCTGTGTTTAACGTTCCACCCATTACGATAAACTTTCCTCCGCTCGGAACCTGCTGGAATGTACAAAACTCGACGACTAAACCGTAGACGTGTGCTCCACTTGCATTGAGATAAGGGCCTGTAGGGGCTGCTCCGTTGTTGTCCAAGAATCGACATCCCCGAAGCAGCTGATTGTACCCTGAAACGCCTGGAGTAGCAATAGTCAGAGTACCTGTTGCGTGGTAGAAGGCGCAGTCGATGAACTGACCAGCCTGTCCACCTGTTAACAGGGTGGTTCCGCCCTTGAAGTGGCAGTTGTAGCAAACCGGACCGTCACTTCCACGCTTGGTAAGAGAAGCACCATCATTGTCCCAAAGGACAGCTCCGGTACCTCCCGAGTCCACAAAGAACCCAATGTTCTCGAGGTGGAGTGATGGAGCATCTGTGGTAAGACAATATCCGGTAGCGGTTTTCATCCGTACACCAAACTCGTTGCTCTTTGGGTAGCCGGCCCCGATGATAGACAAGTCACTCTGAGCCAGAGCAATTGTGACGTCCTCTGTGTAACGTGCGTGGCCTGTACCAACCACATAGGCTTGAGGATTGACGTAGATTACATCTCCAACGACGGCTTTATCGATAGCTGCTTGGATAGTTTTGAGGGCTCTGTCAGGTTTCCTCCCGCTGTGGGAATCGTTGCCTGCACCCCCGTCCACGAAGTAGTGAGTCGCCCATGGACCGACGAACTTGTTCAGCCCGACGGGTACTCCGCCGAACTGGTAAACCTGGCCTGCGTAATGAGGCATGTTTCCTCCTTGCCACACCCCTTTCGGATCGCTACTCAGGGGTTGTAGCGTGTGGCACTGTTCTGATTAGGGAGCCTTAATCCCCCGTTGAAGGCTCCCTAACCGTTATTGGTTATCCTCCTGAGGAGCCGTAAACTCCCCACCAGTGCGTGAAGCCTGTCGAGAGTCTGAAACGCACCAGGAACCTGGCATTCCCCGTATTGGGGTCGTCATAGTTCCTGAACGCGGGTCTCTTTCTCCAGAACATCTTCATAAAATGGTCCGCTGGTCGCGAGAGAATAAACCATGCATCGGAGTCGCTCAGGTAATGGAGAATGATCCTCTGGAGCTCCCACTCTCTGACAGCGTTGATTTCGTTGTCAGCAGTAAAGGGCTCTTTCTCCGTACCTAGAGTTTGTCCGATGATTGCCCTTTGCCCTGGACCGCTGACGACGAACTTGGGCCTGATTAACAGGGGTAAGTCGTTGTCGTTGGTCCACTCTTCCCAGGTTTGCAGCGCGTCTTTCAGCGCCGTCGGGTCGAAGTCCACGTCAGTGGTCGGCTTGTTAGCAACTGACGTTCCGGTTTTCTTGGCCGGGTGGTCAGTCGCACACAGAGCCTTCCCGTCGACTCCAAGATAGGAGCCTGAGAACGCGTTGTCGAGGGGAGCGATGCACAGGGTATCTACGGTCTGTTTCACGGCAACCGCAAGAGCTCTGGAGCCTTGCTTCATGATTCCATAAAGCTCGTCTTCCATGCACTCTTCAGTCACTTCGTAACCCATCACGTAGGTCTTGTGGAGGTATTCGAGCTTCTCGATGTACTCCATTACATCGAAGATCGGCGTGTCGCCCTCGTCCTTCTCCGGGATGAGACCGAAACCCGCCGTCGCAGCGTCCTCTTCCTGCCTCTGCGTCGATGTATCGACGTTGAGGTACTGAGTGTATTCGACCGGATACTCATTGTACGCAAGAAGATAGGCCTTATTCAGGCCTGGGTACATGAGATCCGAGAAACCTGATCTCGTCATTGGTGAGCTAGCAGACATTATGCCACCTCCCTAATCGCATAGTTGATTGTGGCTAGAACCTTCCCGTTGAGGGTAGCAAGTGGGTCGATGAACTGTTGAATTGTAACATCATCTGCGGTCGTAAGGTGCTTGGCAATATACCAAACGCCTGTACCAGCAACATGAGCAAGGTCGAACGAGCTTGAGCCAAGTTTACCTTTGTCGGTAATCTCGATAACAGCGTTTGCGGGGGTAGTGTGGTGAACGGGGATTTTGAAAGCGGTCATTGCTGTCGCAATTAGAACTTTCACTTCGTAGGCTCCTGCATCACCTGACGTAGCAGCCTCTAACGCTAGTCCGAGGACCATTGTCGGGCTGTCTGCGCAGGTAACTACGTAGCCACCACTCCTGTAGACGAATTCCCCAGCCACGAATGTCTGGGTAGCGCCTAAGGAGAGCGTCCAGATTACGGGAGGAGTCGCGTCTATCATCTTACCAAGACGAGCGTGATATGTGCCTGCGTATGCAGCCATATTATTCCTCCTCTTCGTCTTCTTCTTTGATAATTATTTTAAAGTCCTTGTGGTGCTTTCCGAGCTTGCGTTTGATTTTCTCCTCTTCGGTCCTGTAGTTCCTCTTAATCGCTCGCAGTCTCCTGTCCTTGCGCTCCTGAATGGTTGCGTCGTATCTCTGAGCGTCCTTTTCGGAGATTCTTGCTAGACCAAGGTTACCTACAGCGATGAGGCCATCAGCCCTTACATGCTTCTCGAGGATTGTCCCTTTAATCTCGGGGTCCTCTTTGCGCACGAAGTCGTAACCACGGACTTTCTTGTCTGTGACATTGGCAGAATCCAGTCGCACGAAACGGTAGCGAACTCCTTTCTGCTCTTTGATTTGTGAAGTAAGAATCTGTAAAGCTCCTGGCATCACTTTCCTCCTTCTTCTTCCGCTCTAGCCGCGTCTATAGGCTTCTGAAACTTAGCATACTCCTCTTCAGTTATCCCCATACGCTTCGCCCACAACTTCTGTTCCTCCGTTAGGGTAGCCTTTCCCGCGGGAGCGCTCCCTGTTGCGGAGGGTCCAGGCACTGGAGGAGCCGGCGATGGAGGTGCAGGAGTTCCTTCAGCCTCTGCTTTCGCAAAGCGGTACGCGAAGTCCCACCCATACTCAGGATTGAACTTGTACTCGGGGAGCAAGCTAGCATAGATTTGCTTGATACGCGGCTCGAACTGTTTAAAGTCAGGCCTGATAGACTTTGTATACTCTAACAACATACCACTAAGTCCATCAAGCACAGGCTTGTTCCTAGCGTCGACGATAGACAGGACGGCCTGAGCTTGCTTCTCGTCTAAGTGGTCTAGTGGGTTGAAAGGTTTCTCTGCTGGCTTCGCCACTTCAGCTTCTTTAGCTTCGAAATAGGCACGCCACTGAGCGTTTTCCTGTTGCGTCTTCGTCAACTCAGAGTCGGTGACATCTATATGTGTCAGGACCTCTGACAGGGTCTTACCCCTGAACTTCTTAGGAACCTTTTCCCCGTCCAGCTTCACAGCCAAGGGGTCCGGAGGCTCCTTTCCTGGTTCAGCCTTTGCGGGCTCAACCTTTCCAGGCTCGGTCTTTCCCGGTTCTACCTTACCTGGTTCTGTTTTTCCTGGTTCTGTTTTTCCAGGAGTTCCACCCTCTCCAGGTGCCGACTTAGTCGGTTCTACCAAAGGTTCAGGCATGTTATTCCTCCTCTTCTTCTAATTCTTCGCGGAAAACTCTTGGATAATCTAAGAGCACCGCAATCTTTTTGTACTCAATCCGTAGAGGGTCTATTTCCTCTAAAGGATTGTTAAGTATCTGGTTAAATAGACCTTCCTGTTGGGTCTTCAACCTCATCCTTATCTTGACCCAACAGGGATGGGTCACAAACTCGTCTATATCGCTCTTCACTAACGTAGGTTCTTCTTTATCCAACTGGAACCTCCTCTTCAGGCGGCACTACCGGTGGAGGCTCTGCTCCCCCAGTAAGGCTTTCTGCTACGCCTGTATATTCTTCAGGAGTCATCTCTCCGTAGGTTTCAAGGACCTTCTTTACTTTCTCTCCGGAAGCCTTGAGTATCTTCAGGACGACCTGCTGCATTGCTGGGTCGGGCATCTGTGGTAGGAGACCTGTAAGATTTACGACTCCCTGGTAGTAACGTTCTAAGAGTTGGAAGGTCGCCATAGCATCGTTCTTTTCTACTTCCTTGTTCTGAGCTACATGCGACATAGAACTCTTAACACTCAGAGCGAGGTACGGAGGCATCGCAGGCATCTTCAGGAACTCCTCTACCCAGCGACCGTCCTCCCCCATAATCATGTAAGGCACTCGGCGGTTCATGCGAGAGTGTATCATGCGCAGGTGGAAGTCACCAAAGTCGTCCATTTGCTCCCGCACGTCCCGAATCGTAAGGTCGAAACGCCTTTGACCTTCCTGGATGAGAGCAAGTGTGCCGGTAGCAGTTGCTCGGCCACCAACGATAGGAGATTCCCTACCGAGCGCGTAGTCACTTATCCCAGCTCTTCGCTCCCCGAGTTCTTGTATAAGGCGTATGAATGCGGGGTTAAGATTAAAAGGCTGCCCCATAGCCATCGGCATCAAGTCGGTCTCAGGGTTGTCTAGCTGGAAGATTTTAGCGGGGTAAATCTTCGTCTTGGCAGTTATATTAGAAGACTTGCTCGCTTTGAAGCACTGCATAGTAGCAATCTTAAAGTTGTCAACAAGAGTGTTATACAGTGCATACAACGCCTCGTCGTAAGGCTGTGTCATCTCCATAACACCGAGCCCGTTAATACCGTAGTCGCGCGGGCCGTACCTAAAAAGAGTCAAAGCCCACCTCGGATACGTATCGTCTTCGAAACGGAGGACTTCCTTCGTGTCAAGATGCACCGTAGCGATATAACGGCGATACTCGCCGTTACCTTTCAGGTCGTACCAGAGGTAGAACTCGTTGCCTAAGATGCGGTTCACCTCGTCGGGTTCTTCGCCCGCACGCTCTTGGGCTTCTCGCTGTTTCTCGTCTACAGGTTGCTCAGCCTTGAGGAGCTTGTTGGACACCTCGTAATTGCCTTTGGCTTTCTCTACCTCGAGCATCATCCTAGTCCAGCGCATCTTCCGTGTCCACCAGGGAAGGTCACGAAGCTCGCTGTACCCAGCAGGGTATACAAGGTCGCGCATCGGTAGAGCCCGTACAACTATCCCGTCCACTACAGGAATGTTCATCGAGCGACTCCAGAAGAGGTAACGGGTAGTCATTCGTTCCGTTTGCGTCACCCAGGGAGTAAGCATAGCTCCTGTACCTAGCCTAGTGCACTCGAAGAGGACCTTCCTCATCTCTTTATAGAGGTTCATCTCTGTCTTGACCTTGAACTCTATTAAGTTCTCTACCTTTCGTGTTACGTTGGACCAGTCGGAGTTCCGTGTGGGCTCTAGAGAGAAAGTGGGTTTGTACGCGAAAGTTGTATTCAAGAGCCTTGCGGTGACTGCGTCCGTAAACGTCGCTCCCATAAGAATCGGGAAGTTAGACATCCAAGAAGCCTTTCGGGACGGAACCTCTCCATAGTACAAGTTATTCAGAGTCTCGTATTTCTTCATCATGGGGTCGTACACATGTGTCGTGGCCGCAGAGAGCTCGACGTCGAGGTAGTCCAGGAGTTTCTTCTTCTGGTCTTCCGTTAGTCTAATAGCCTCACCCAATGTACCTTCCCCATAGCTTCTTCGGCATCCTGTTGAAGCCGTAGAGCTCTTTAAATCTAGGCGCAGACAGGTTCTGATGCATCCGGCTAACCCTGGCTTTCTGTTTTAGATTTAACCTCGGAGCAAACCTCTGAGGATTCTGGTGGTACCCTTCTGGTAGGTACCCTAAAGCGCTCCTGTAAGCGCTATGCCCCCCAATCCTAGCGACTCTTGCCGCAGACTTGGGAGGCAACTTCGCTCTCTTAGCCATGTGTCTTCTCCCTTTGCTTTAGTTTGTAAATAACAATCTCAGCGTTGCGTACGCTGGTGCAGCGCTGCTTTACCTTCCACCTACCACCTTTCTTGTGCATAACATTCTTTCCTATACGTTTGTAAGGCATTATATCCTCCCCATACCCACGAGAGCCGCTTCGTGCTCACGGTCAGCCTCGAGCTCCTCTCGGTACTCTTCTTTTGAGCGAGGCTCTTTCATTTGGTGCATGTTCCACGCCCAACAGTCACCCATGTCACGAAAGCGCCCTGTGTCCCAAGTTAGAAATTCCTGATTGAAGTGAGCCATAAACCTGTGTGAAAAGGCCTTGCCCTCGGCGAAGAAGCGATAACCGCCCCTGATACGCGTTTCCTTGGAGGTTTTAGTATCATGGGGAAGGAGGTTCAGGAAGGGTCTATCCGGTTCGTTCTTCCAAATGAGGTCAGCCAGCGGCTGCAAGGCCTTCTGATATCCGAAAGACTCGATTCCGAACTTTATGGGGTGCCACTTCTTGTGTAGAGCAAGCATAGCTCTCAAGAACTCCTCAGGAGAGCTCGGAGCCGCGTACTCATCGAGGTGGTACCGACGACCTGAATAGTCAATTCCGTCGATAGAGATTGCGTTTCTCGAGGTAAGCTTCGTCGAGGCTGTCGTGGATAGGGTGTGTCTAGGGTCTCCTGCAGCGTATATATTCAAGTGGCCTATAGGCACTTCCTCTTCCTTGTATGCCTTAGGCAGGATGAGAGAGTTATCACCCCGCTTATACATCTGGAGCCACTCGGGTTTGTTCTCCATGATAGAGGGGTCCGAGGGGTTGTTCATATACTGAGTCGCAAACAGATAGGGGTCCTGCTCTTGCATTCGGAGTAAGAGTTTTAGAGGCCACTTCTCCGGAAAGAGCGACCGCTTACCTTCCGGAGTGTCAACGATAGCTTGCTTGTAATACACGTGAAATTCAGGGTGATTCTCAAGGATATGACAAGCAAGGTCGATGTTCGACCAGTGGTTCATAACGACGATGACAGTTCGCTCCTCGATAGGAGGCCTCAAACAACCTTTGATTCGTTGTTCGAACCGCGAAATCAGCTTGGCCATGAGCTCGCTGCTCTCGTATGTTTCCTCGTCGACAAGGTCGTCAAAAACCATGTAATCGTAATGCCGGGAAGTCACCTTCGTGTTCCAACCAGCAGTTTCCCACGTGGCTTCCGCACGGTCGTTTACGCGTGGAAGGCAGATTTCTTCTTTATTCCAGCGTTTTGAGAGTTCAGGGCGCAGCTCTGGAAACCACTGGCGAACGAAGGGACGTTTCTCGAAAGCAGTGCGAATAACACCCACAAAGTGCTCCGAGTTCGTTGCGGTGTTAGCTACTATGAGTCCAGTCTCTTCGGGGTTGCGGAGGCCTCGCCATGTAGGATACGAGATAGTGAAGATTGAGGACTTGAAGTGATTCCGTGGGACGATGACGAGTAACCAGTGATAACGCTCTGCGAGCTCGGCGATGTGGCACATTTCGTAATGTAAATGGGGTGTCAAGTCGTTGAAGCCAAGGAGAGCGGTAGCCGTGAAGAAGACCGAGCTCAACGCCCTCTGGCGTAGCTCAGTCGGAAGGCTGCTTGCTTGGTTTGAGAGCTGGATGTTCTACCTCCTTTGCTTTCTTTGCTAGTTGTAACTCTAGGTTCTCAAGGCGTTGACGCCCTTCTTTCTCCTTCTGCAAGGCCGTAGCTATTACGTCGGCTTCTATCGGACTGATAATGACCTGGATTGCCGGCTTGGTTTCTGGAGCTTTCGAATAACCCGCCCGGTCTAGGAAGTCCTGTGCGACGTCCTTTTGGATTCCCTCGGAAGCGGCGTGCTCCAAGAGGGTTTTCAGGCGGTTAAGAGAGGGCCCCGCCATATCGACAATTTCCTGGCGGATGTTCCTGACGTCACTTTCGATTGCTTTGTCGACACCTTCGTATGTTTTGTCTTTGAGTTCCTGAAGCACTTTCCTAAAGTCCGGCCGCCTAAGCGCCTGCTTTAGCGTAGAGAGGTTCAGGTTCATAGCTTGCGCGATTTCTTCGGGTTGCTGATGAAGGAGTAACCGCCTAGCGATTTCGTTGTACGTTAGGTCCAGTACTACATTACTAGGTCTACGCATTTCACCTCGTAGGCGTTCTTGTTGCTTTTATTATACTATGGAAACGAGGGGGAAAGCAACGGCCAGTTTGTAAAACGTCTTTCACTGGCCCTCCAGATTTTCTGGCGCGTTTGTGGCTTTCATGGGCGCCCGCCGATTTTTGGTTCGATTGGTGGAGAGCCTAATGGAGGAGTCTGCCTTGAAGAAATCCATGGTATAGTGAGTTAATATATAAGACATATAGATGCGATCTGAATACGCAAACCGGGTGGTTTGCTAAATCATATCAGACAAAGGAGGTGAATAAGACATGGCAAAAAGCTCACTTTTCGAACAAATCGAGAAATGCTCAACCATCGATGAATTATCAAAACTCGCGGATGTGGAGACATTGAAGAAAGCCTACAAATCCTATCTGAAATCTAAAGCTGCTCATTCAGCGTACAATGCTCGAAAGACGAAGTTGTATAAGTTAGCGCTAGAAGCTGGACTTGATAAGTAATCGAGGTTAAGTAGGTAGAGGGGAGGCCGTCCTCCCCTCCCCCGCAAGCACTGGGCACATGCCCATTCACATAGCGTATTCATACGCAACGCTAAAAGGAGGTGAACACATGAAACCGTTGAACATCAACGCAATCATGAAAGCCACGAGCTTTGACGAGCTTCGCAAGCACATCGACCTCGAACGAACCAAGCAAGCCATCAAATCCGCAGAGCAAAGCAGAATCTCCCATGTCAAGTACAATACCAGACGCAATCTGCTTGTGAAGAAAGCCATCGAACTCGGGCTCGACAAAGACCTGAGCTAAACTCGGGCCGCCCGCCAGCGGAGGACTGCACATCCTCCAACGAGAGGCGAACACACACAGGAGGTAACAAATGTATTATCCCCATCCCCCCGGCCCGGCCGCCCGACTGGCCTGGCAATTAGTCTCGGAGTACACACTCACGAGCGAGCACCCACCGGCGTCACAGGCGGAGAGGCTCGTAGAGCACTTCGTCTTGGATTTTCTGACACTTGGGTGCGACCATGAAAAAGAGCCAACCTTTGCTCTTTATGATGATGACGACTAGTAATAAAAACAGAGCCAGTCAAAAGCCAAAGTAGATTTTGAAGGGATTAGAAATTGGAATCCTTACATAAGTGATAAGACTTATATTCTTTCTCAATTTAGTTACTAGTTATTAAGTATCATCATCCAAATGAGCAAAGGGTGGCCAAATTTACTGGTGAGGCCCCCTAAACCTAAAGACGCTGAAGCGTCAAGGAGGTGAAACACATGAATAACTGGGAAAGGCTAGGCAACTTCTTCTACAAGACGTCCTACTTCTTCAACGCTCTTTCCGGCTATTGCTGGGGTGACATCCGCTTCCGGGACATCTGGAAGACATACAAGTTCCTCCACAGGCTCAACACTGGCTTCTTCGACTCCCTGAAAGACGTAAAGCCGGAGTAAACTTTCGCGATTCGAACCAAGTGTAAATTTTTAGTTGCCATATGTAGTCAATTTCTATATAATAAAAGTAGAATGATTACAAAGGCAAAGAACAAATTCAGGCAGGCTTGCCTGCAAGGAGGTGATTAAGCATGTCGCCAGTCAACAGACAACTGAACATGGACGCAATCGAGAAAGCTACCACATTCGCCGAACTCCAGAAGCACGTAACCCTCGAAGAGATGAAGGCCGCCCTCCGGCAGCGCGAAACCCAGCGCATCGCTCATAAACGCTACACCCAGAAGAAACAGCTCGTTCTCGAGCGTGCCAAGAAGCTTATGTCTGAGAAGCCCGAGCTTTTCAAAGACCTGAGCTAACATGTTTCAAACACACGAGGGAGCTACAAATCCGCGAAGTAGCTCCCTCGACACTTCGTGCATGAAAGGAGGTAAAAATGCCAAAGTCTGAAGTTACCTGCAACCACTGCAACAGACCCATTCCCTACGGAGAACCTTACCTCGTTCTCACTTGGATGTACATGAACGAGCAGGACCTGGAGGAACACGACGAGCGCGTTTCCGAGTTCTGTAAGGAATGCTCGACGTTTCTCCTCCAACTGTCTAACGACTTAACAACCTAAAAGGAGGTGACTCATGCCACGCCTAACCGAAAGGGAGCGTCGAAAGCTCATCGCTAAAGACTCCCCCTTCTCTTGGGAACAAGTCGGATTCCGTGATGGCCACAGAGGCGACGTTCACGACACATACGTCCTCAAATTTCGTAAAGAGGACATCCTAATCATCCGCCACTACGTCGAGTTCTCGCTTGAGGAAGTGCCCCTAGTTGTAACCGTCACGAACTCCGAACGCTTTAACATCGTTACATGAAAGGAGGTGAAAACATGTACCGCGAAGTCAAGAAACCACGGACACGCCACATCGGAGACCGCGTCATCGGCCTTCGATACGTGTACCCCGGAAGCTTCCTCGACAGGCCCGTCTTCAAAGAGTTTCCAGGCACGCTCATCAAGAGCGAGTACGCTTACGG